GACAGCAAAAGATTCGCGGTATTCACTCCTCGTCAATGCCCTCACCGTCCTTTAACTCTACCAAGCCGTCAAGCAGCTCGGCAAACCCATTAGCAATGGCATTATCGATATCGACGATGACAAGTGCGGAACGCTCCATCAGTTCCTGCATTTCAGGGCTTGCACAGTTCGCATAGTATTCCGCAATGTTCCTGTAATTGAACACATTATGCCGGTTTGCCGCTGCAATAAGGAACGCTTTCTGTTCAGGCAGGATGTCTGCGGCCTCAATCTCCATGATGAGGCTGTCCGTCTTATCCGTATTGTACAGGTCGGCAAGGCTCGGCTTTATCCCGTCCGGCTCATACTGCGGAATATTGACTTTCATGCTGTACTGGTTAGGCTCGCTCTCTTTTTCTTCCTCAAAAAATCCGAAGTCAAAGCCCTCGAAATCAAGCTCCGCAAGTTCTTCCGATAAAAGCGCATCATCCCATTCAGCAAACTCATTTGTTTTGTTGTCTAGAAGCCGATATTTCCGTTTCTGTTCCTCCGTCAGCCCCTCTTTGATAAGAACATCCGCTTCTTTATAGCCGAGCTTCTTCAGCGCCTTATATCTCTCACGCCGTCCTCATCCACAATGATAGGCGCAACGTAGGTGCACTGCTTAATGCTCTCCATGACATAAGCCACAGCATCATCATTCTTTCTGGGATTCTTTTCATAAGGGACGATGTCCCTTAACGGCTTTTTGACAAGTTCCATTTCAGTTCCTTCCTTTCCGCATCCAACAAAAAAGAGCCGGAATCGCTTCCAGCTCTTTCGAGTGTACCCATTATAGCACTTGATTTTGGCTTTTTAGGCTAATCTTTCACCGTCGGCGTGAACCTTTCGCTTTTAAGCATCCCCATAATCCTGCCCATTTCAGCAAGCCGCCCTGCGGCAAACGGTGTGCTGCAACCGTTCAATTCGCAAGCTTCAATAAGCTCAAGCCGCCGTTCCTTAAAAAATTCATAAAGGCTGTCTGCGTCAATAGCTCTCATTTATCACACCCCCAGCTGGTGAGCTTCTTTAGCTTCGATCTCGTCTGTCCAGCAGCGGACTTCCGGCCAGTTGATCGCCAGTGAGGACAGGACAGAATACACACCCTGCCGCATCGCGCGGTGTTCTTCTTCCGCTTCCCGCTCGGTGTATTCATCAGTATAGAACTGCTGCATCCGGCGAGCTACTTCGTCGTATACTGCCTGAATCTGGTCTTTCTCGAATTTAATGCCTTTCATTACCTGTTCTTCCTTTCTGGGCGGTTTAGCCGCCGACCTTCGGCTTTTGTACTTACTTTCTGCTGGACGCTCTGGCGTTCTGGCTACCGTATGTGACGAAACTGTATTCGCCACTTTCGGCGATGTGACGCCAAGCGATGGTCTTTGCGGCGAGCTTGTCCGGGGCTTCAATCTTCTCGGTATTGCTCCAACGCCGCATGAAGCCGGTTTCGTTGTCGCGTGCTTCAAAGGATGTATGGACTGTATAAAGCATTTCAATTTCCTTTCTGCCTGTTGGCTTGTTTATTTGCCTTACAGTTGTAGTTATAAACTATTCAGTTTATAATGTCAACTGTTATTTTAAACTTTTTGGAACATTTTTGAAAAGTTTTATTTGACAATCAAAAATATATAGTTTACAATCAGATCGAAAGGGGTGATCCAATGACCGCTAAGCAATTAGTTGATATGGCGCTGGCTTACGCCGGGATGAGCAAATCAGAGCTTGCCCGCCGCCTAAACTGGTCTCCGCAACTGTTAAGCAAACGCTTAAATACCGGAAAGTTCTCCGTTGAAGAATGGTGCGTTATTGCGAAAGCCATTGGCGCAGAACCACATATCGGCTTTATTTTCCCGGACGGAAAAGAAATATAAAGCAAAGGGGTAGTCATTCGACTGCCCCTTTTTTTGTAAGTCCGAAGTTCTCTGCTGTTCTTTCGATGAATTTATTATGCCAGTTCTTAGCGGTTCCGTAGGAAACGAACAGGGCCATAGCTGCCCCATGCAAAGTATGTGTGCGCTTAAAAAACACCATTTCGATGAGCTTTACGCGATCCGCGCCATTAGGATACCGCATAGTGTCCCGTATAGTCTTTTCGACAGCTAAATACTCTTTCATATCATCGAAAGGCAGCTCGCGCAAGGCTACGCTTTCAGCGGCTCGGTTTACGCCCGTCCCTCGTCCCGTTGCGCCGTATGCGGGAACAACAGACTGCTCCCGTATATTCCGCAAATCCTCACAATGCATCGGGTACGCCCGGATGATCGCCTTTACGAACCCCCACCATTTGTATCTTGGTTTGCTCATTTTACCTCCGTTCTCGCAGCGTTAAACGCTCTGTACGGAATTTTCGATTGTCAGGCACATCTTTTCATGCCTCCCACGAAACGCTTAGCTTTGCCATGCTCACGGATCCGAGGACGGAGTAAACGAGGTTCAGCGCTTCTGTGGTCGTGGTGTTCTCGAAGCAGAGGCTTCCGCTCTTTGGAGTGCCCCCCCTATTCTGTACCGGCGGAGCATCAGGAGCTTTGACCTCCTCCGCCGGTTCAGCAACTTCCAGCGTGGAATGCACCGGTTCCGGCGGCGCTTCTACATAATCGGCTTTCGGCTCTTCGGCGCAAAAGGCACGGAATCCGCCGTTGTTGGTGTTTGCCCATCCTCCGCGATGGGGAAATTTAATCCCGAGCTTTTTCATTTCCAATCCTACCGAATTAACAGAAACACCAAACATCACGGCAAGGTCTTTCTGCTGCACATCGAAACGTTTCTGTAGGTTCGTTATGTACTCCCGGCGCACATCGTCCGGGAGTAGTTTAAATTCTTTCCACCGCATAGGGCGGTTGAGCGCGTAAGTCTTTACTTCGCCGTTCATCGCTTCTCGTTCCTTTCTTGTTAGGTAATCGGACGGGAAGATAACTTTTCCGCCCTTTCCGGCGTGGGTGCGCTTATTGTGTATGCCACGCGCCGTTCGCTTCTTTTCGGCGCAATCAGAAATGAATACATATTTTTCGTCAGTCATGCCATCACCCGTTAAATACGCTGTGCAGCGTTTCTGTTTCTCTCGTATGAATTTATGAGACTGTCTAAAGCGTTCACAGACTCCCTTGCGATCCTTGTTTGCAGATTTTCAAGTTCCGCGCTTCTGCATTGCTGCATTTGACGTGAAAGCAAGAGCGTATCGCAGAGCATCTGCGGCGGGGGCGACGCGGGAACGAAGACCGTAATCCAGTGTCTTGTTCCGCAATACTCGCACACGCTCCCGGTTATCGGCGCTCCGCAGTTCGGGCAGTTTGTCATATCGCCCACCCGAATTCGTCCTTTATGGCGTCGCGCACCATCCAGACGTTGAGATTGCCGCTTCCGACGCTCTCCCGGATGTTCGCCACTTCCGCCGACAGCTTGTTCACGTCCTCCTGCGTAGGATTAAAGCAGGACATCCATGCCCATACGAAGATCGTCATGGCGATGGACACGGCCTTGTGCATGGATACGTCTTTCGGCTTGCGTTTGGATTTACTGCTCATCGCGTATCTCCTCCACATAGTTCCAGCTCTGCGGCGGTCTCATTAGATTGCACTTCGTACATTCTGAACACTTCGGAGCTGCCATGCCGAAATTGTCGAAGTAGCAATCACAGTTGTGCTTTTTGAACTCAGATATCTCTCTCGGCTTGTCGTAGATTTTCAGATTAGAGATGTTCCAAACGGCCCCATTCTCTCCGCCCAAATAAACGAAAAGCAACTCTGCCGTTACACACGCCTCTTCGAGCATCAGTTCGATTGGATATGCCCAGCCCCTATCGTCCACGATTCGGTATTCCGCCGGTTCTCTGAAGCTCGGTACAAGTTGAGCAATTTGGTCGCACACAAACTCGCCAATAACTTTCCCGCCGCCATAAAAGCCTTGCTTTCCCACCAGCGCGAAGAAATCCTCGTGTTCAAATCGCGGCTTCGTGCAGTAGATATAGCACTTGAACGGAGTTTCCAGCTTCGGTCGCGTCTTCCGAACCTCCATGGTCTTTTCGCCATTTGCGATTAACTCACACCAGCGGGGTCGGATGCTTATCATTACTGCTTTACTCATCGGTTCTCCTTTCTCCGTCGGCGCAATAGAAATCCGCGCGTGTTGCTCTCAGCCCAACTTCGTGCCCGTCAAGGATTGTTGCGTTTTTTGCGCACATATCGCGCCCATTAAAAAGTCTATGTTCTTTGCACGCGCGGCAATGGATCACCGCCTCATACCCAAGCTGCACCGCCATGCGCTTAAACTGGCTGCGGGTGGGGCGGTCAATATCGACCGTCGGAATCTTTTTCATTTCCTCGATTACGAGATCGGAAACGTATATTCCGTTCTGCGGGCTTTCTGCGTCAATCAAGCGCATGGTCTTTCCCTCCTTCATATTTGCCGATCAGCATATTGAAATTGCGCAGTCCTCGCATTGTGACAGCATCGGCTTCGTTGAGAGCGTCGCGCAAGGCGAGGATTTTGGACACGGGAACAGCGGCAACGGTGGGCGCATCCTCTATCAGTTTTCGGGCTTTCCCCGGCTCTCCTTCGTGCTGCCGGTCGTATTCAGCAAGCAGATCGTCAGCGTCAATCAGTCTTGCCATTCGCTACACCCCCCATTCAACCGCCACACACAGCGGGGACATTTGCCGTAGCAGGGTTTATGCATCGCTGTCACCGCCTTTATACTTCGGCATGTCCGCCCACGCTTTCACACCGTCCCAATCACCGCGTGTTTCAAGCTCGAACAGGTTGTTGCACTCATCGCAATCGATCATGCACATATCCTGTGAGACGCCCCAGTTTGTAGCAATAAGGATGTCCTGCCCGTCATTCGGCATTTCGCAGGAGAACATATATTCCGGAATTTCGTAGTCAACGTATCCGCGCTCGGCATACTCGGATTTTTCTTCCTCTGTCACCGGGCGCGTCGTGATTTCGTGCCAGATGATTTTTTCTTCACACACCGGCACCGGCGGTGTCCCGTCTCCGTTTTTCGATCCGCACCGGCGGCAGAAAATGAAATTTTCGCCGAATGTGTGTTCTCCAAAATCATCGCGGAACTCGTGGTAGTCATGGCATTGTGGGCAAACATATTGCACCGTGCCTTTTTCGGTATTTCTACGAATCCATTTCATCGTCATCATCTCCAAACTCAGCGTCAAATTCTTCAGGCGCGATGATCTCAATGTCCTTCCCGGAGTAACCGAGACAGTCAAGGCTAAGCTTCTCAGCGAGCGCGTCCTTATCAATCGATCCTGCCGCATCCTCATAAGAAACGCCTGCACTCGCTTCAAAGATTATTTCTCCGCCAATTTCCCCGGCGACACTAAAGCAAATTCTGTATTTAGCCATCGTTTTCTCCTTTCGGCGGTTCGGGAAGCGGCATTGCAGGGAATGCCGCCCAGTGCGTTACCGGAGAATAATCGTCCTCTTCGGAGTACAAGCGAAATCTAACACTCGCCCCGATTTTTCGGACTTCAGCTCGGGAAACTTTACCATTTCGCCGGAGAAGAATAACCTGCTTTTCATTTTCCGGCATCCCATCCTTGACGCTGACCCATTGCGGGACGGAGACGGTGGCAGGAATTGAAAGCAATCTCCGGACATCCCTTGACGTGTGACCATCCCACGGCTTTCCTTTATCCAATTCCTTGCACTGAAACAGATCCCAGTCTTTCAGCTCATAGTGATATGTGTAACATCCTTCGTCGGTGTCAAAGCCCATAATGAACCATCCCTCGCCGAAAGGAACGCTGCCGTCCTCATGCCGCTTGCTTTTCCATGCATGCGGATTATTTTTGGCAAGAGCGGCAGATAGAATAAGCCGCTGCTCATACAAGTCTGCGAAAGTGTGGTATCCATCTGAGATTTTTTCGACATCAACGGCGGGAAGCGCCATGATGGTCTGTACGTTTTTTGCGCTGCACCCGTCCTGCATCAATCGCATAACCGCCGATTTGCGTTCTAAGTATTCAGCCATTGTCAGCCCTCCTGTTCCATACTTCGATTGCTTCTTCGGTGGTGTCATAGATGTAAACACCGACAGTTCCGCCGTCCTCCTCGTATTTTGCTATGGGGCATTTAGGATTCAATTCATGCGTGTGGCGAAGCTGGTACCCAACGCCGCTGTATGGATTAGAAAGATAATCGTCATCATGAAGGTTGCCTTCATCGTCACAAATAACTACTGCAACTTTTCCGCCGCAGAAAGGACACGGTTTAGGTTTTACCATAGTTTTTACTCCAATCAATCGCCTGCCCGCATGCGCAATGGTGGTTAGGGTAGTCTATTTCTTCACTTCCGCAGCTCGGGCAGGCGTAGTCCCAATCTTCTTCCCAATCCGGGCCGCACGGTGCGTAACGCAATATATGAGGTTTTTTCGGTATCTGCTTGTCCAGCGCCTCACACGCCATGAGGCAAGCCTCGTCTACCGCCTCCTGCAATTTTTCCTTGCCTTTGAACGCGTTCTCGGCAAGGGCTTCCCGCGTAGTGTCCGGGTGAAGGATTCGTTTTGCTTCTTTGTAGGTCATGTAATCAGCTCCTTTTCGTATTTGCAAAACGACATGTCGCAGTCCTTCCTATCCGCGCACACGCTGCATCCGTGCGCTTTGGAGAAGCGGAAAAACTCTGCGGCGGTTCTTGTCGGGTAAGTTTTGCGGACGGCGGTTTTCTCGCGTTTCGGCTTTTTGACTTCCACAGGCGCTTTTTTCGGCTTTCTGCCCTGCCTCATGTGTTCGGCTCTGGCCGCTCTCATTTCGTTAGAGAGACAGCCGCAGGAACGCGTTTGCCCGTAAATGATGTTGTTCTGCATGACCGTTTTTTCCGTTCCGCAGTCGCAGCGGACGTGCCAGAAAATAAAGCCCTTCCTGTCCGGCACATCGGCAAGGCCGAGAACGACGAGCCGCCCGAACCGCTGACCTGTCAGGTCTTTTCTCGGTCGTGCCTTCAGAGCCGCCCTTGCCTTTTCGAGCTTTGCCATTGAAGCCTCGGAGTTCAGGCAGCCGCAGGATTTTGTTTTTCCGCTCCGCAGAGAATAACCGGCAATTACTTTCTCATTTCCGCAGTCGCATTTGCAGAGCCAATGCGCGCCGGTGTGCTCGGAGTGGTCGTATCGTATGACCGTCAGGCGTCCGAAGCGCTGCCCGGTCAGGTCAATTCGTTTCATCCGAGCCTCCGCTTGGCGTAGAGCGCCATGAGTAAAGATTCCGCCATTCCGTCATGCTCCTTGCGGCAGCCCGGCGGGATCAAATTCACACCGGGGAAGAGCCGCTTGCAGACCTCGATGGACGTGTTCTTGTCCGCCGTGACGGAAAATTCCTTTTTCCACTTCTGCGGGCGGACGAGCTCATAGGGGATCTCGTATGCTTCGAGCATCCCTTGCAGCCAGCCGAAATTTTCCCCGAAGTGAAACATGGACACGCTTCCGTTCTTCGGCATTACGCCGACGTGCTCCAAGCAGCACACCGCCTTTTCTCCGCGCAGGTCGGAGAGGACGCAGCGGTATGTGTCGCGGTCATACCGGAACGTCTGGACTTCTTCCCCGTTCAGAATGGCAAGGCCGCCGTTCTTGCCGGGGTCTATATTCCGATGTAAATCATCGGACATCACCTCCCCATTGTTCGGCCATTGCCTCCGCAATGCCGGTAAATGTCTTTGCTCGGTTCCTTGCCCTGTCTGTCGTGAACATTCCCTTGTGTTCCTCACCGTGTTTCCCGCTGTAACTTCCGCTTGGACACCATGTCGCCGTCGGCTCCACGATATTTGTAGGCGTCAGAGGATCAACGCCACGCTCCCAGAGGAGGGTTTTTTTCGTGAACGTATGCCCAAACATGTACGGCTGAATCGCCTGCGTAGGCGGCGGGTAGTCGAAAATCTTGCTCGGCGTCGGATTTTCAATCACTACTTTGTCACAGTCTGCCGCCCATACCGCCATGAAAAGTGCTTTGCCGCACAGTCCCTCGTAGTAACGCTGCAAGTTCAGTTTGCCGCCTTTGTAGAGATGGCGCGCTCCGGCATTGCTTGTTTTTGTGCAGGGGACGAAAGCGATAATCATATCCCATCGGCCTATGTCGTGCGTTTTCCCGTCCATGGTGGTCACTTGCCCCTCCTCTATGGCCCTTAGTGCATCGCCGAGAATGTGCCATTCGGGATGACCGCCGGACGGCTCCTGAATATCGCAGCTGTAGGCCTCGTGACCGAGCTTGCGGAAAGCGAAGCACACCCGCTGCGATTCTTCGCAGGCAATCAGGACTTTCATTCTTCCACCTCTACGATCTCGCAATTACTGGCGGCAAATGCCTCCTCCGTCTGGCGGATGATGCTGCCGCCGTAGGAATCGCGCGTCATAGCGAAGAACTCTTCGGGCGTCATCTCATCGCTGTCGATGTCAACGTCATGCTGCCGGGCAAACTCTCGCCGCCCCTGCTCGCAGCTTCCGGTAAGGCGGTGGTGCCACGAGAAAAAGTCCGTCGCTGGGCGTTTGACGCCGGGCTTGAACTCTTTGCAGAACGCTGCGATACGCTCCTCCGTCGGCATATCGTCAAACAGCTTTTCCAGCAGCGCCTCCCGCGCCTTGTGCAGCGTCTCGCCGTGGGCAAACGTGTTGCCCTGCTTACACACAAAAGTCGGGGCAAGTGAGAAATCCGCGCGGACGATAAAGCCTTTGGCCATGTTGCCGATGATTCTCAAAAGAATCGTCGGCACATCGTCGATCATATCGACCGGATGCCCGTTAATGGTTTTTAAGCCGTAGCCGGTGCCGTAGCCGGTGCCGGAGCCGTAGCCGGTGCCGTAGCCGGTGCCGTAGCCGGTGCCGTAGCCGGTGCCGGAGCCGTAGCCATAGCCATAGCCGGTGCCGGAGCCGGAGCCGGAGCCGGAGCCGGTACCGTAGCCGGTGCCGTAGCCATCGAAATCCGTGTGGAGAAAAGCCTCCCGCGTTAGCACTTCCATTCGCGCACCGCCTTGATGCTCGCTTCGGCCTTCTTCGTGCAGGGGATGATCTCGATAGCGTCGAGAATCGTGATCTCCTCCACCGGCGCCGGGAACTTGCAGCTTCCCGGATCGCTTGTGCCATCAATGGCGAGCTGGGAAATGCTTGCTGCGCCGTCCCAATACCAAATACGGCGGCAGTCGGTGAGCTGGACTTCCCGCCCATCTCTGGCGGCGAGGGTTCCAGCAAACACGCCGGAGCGGTCTCCGCGGATGATAACGTACTTTCCGATGTTTGTTTCTTTCATGTTTGTTACTCCTTTTCGTTTTGTTTATTTTTGATATTTGCTAAAATTCTTTGTAGCCGCTCTGAATCGTCTTCATGCGGCATACGGGCGGGAGCTGTTTTCTTCGGCGCTTCCGGCTCGTCCTTGAGCGGGAAAACACCCTGCCAGCCTCGCTGGATGCTCTGGTTAAGTATGGCGATCTTCTTCTCGTCATCGCCGGGGGCAAGCTTTTCCAGTTCAGAAAGCGTGAGAGCAAGGGCGCGGTCGGTAAGCGGTTTGCGCATCTTTTTCCGCATTTCCGCAAAATCGTTCAAAGCCGCATCCAACGCGGAAGCGCCTTTATGTTTTTCCTCGTCAGAGGGAAAACATCTGTCCTTGTCTTTGTCCTTGTCTTTGTCCTTTTCCTTGTCCTTGTCCTTGGGGGGCGTTCGGGGGCGTTCGGGGGCGTTCGGGGGCGAATGCCCCCCACCCTTTTCTCCGTTCTCGCGGTTTCGCGCGCATTTGGCTTTGTATTTTTCAATGTCCCTATCGATCTGCGACCTCATGCCGGGGAAGACAAAGCGTTCATTACCGCGGAGTTCCGGAGCTGCGCCGGTCGCGCTGTATTCCAGCAGCGCCCTGAACAGTCTCCCGCACTCCGCGTCATTCAGCGCTTCCATGGTGTCGAGGTAGCTGTGATAGGCATTGAAGCTCTCTAATGCCATTGTGCGCCTCCGTCAGAACGGAAGCTGTCCGTCATCCTCGACCGGTGCGAGCTGTGCGCCGGTGGCAGCGTCCTTGGTCTTGCCCTTGCCGCCGCAGAACCAGACGTTATCCGTCAAGACCTCTGCCGCCGTGCGGTTCGAGCCGTCCTTGGCGGTGTACGTCTGCATCTGCAAGCGACCGGCGAGCAGGATCATGTCGCCCTTGCCGAAATAGCTTTCGATGAATGCCGCCGTCGCCTTAAATGCAACGCAGTTGATGAAGTCCGTCTCTTCACGGTTGAAGTCGCGGTCAACGGCAATCTTGAAATGCGCTACCTTGTCATTTTTCGCCGTCAGCCGGATTTCAGGCTCTTTCGTGAGCCGCCCTTGCAGGAAGATTTTGTTCATAGCCATCTTGGATCATCCTTTCGGTAAATTAGTTTTTGTTCGTCCCAGCAGCGGTAATGCGCCTTGAGATAGTCGCGGCAGTAGTGTCCAATCTCCTGCCGCATCGTCGTTGTGCCGTTGTCGAATGCGTCATGGCAGAGGCGGCAGAGGGTCAGGACGTTTTCTTCGACACCCAATCCCCCGCGGGAACGGGGGATATAGTGGGCTTCGGGGAAAGCGTAAATTGATTTGCAGTACACGCAGCAGTGGTTGTCTCGATCCCATACGCGTTCTTTGACGGCCTTGGGAATCGCGCACGCCTTAGCGCGCTTGCTTGAGATTCTTTTCACGTTTTCCCTCCCATTCGCCCAAAAGGACGGCGAGCTTGTCCGGCGGCATGGTCTCGATGCCAACCGCTTTCGCGTCCTGAATCAGGTTGTCTATAAGGCGGCTCATCGTGGAGCTGGAAAAGACCGAAGAGCCGTAGTAGAGGATCACATTCACGCAGTCGGGGATCTTGGACGCTGTGACGTCAGATTGCCAGCCGAGGCCGTTTGATGCCCAGACTTGCCGCAGCTCTTCCGCCGCCGATGACTGGATGCAGACGATCTTCATGTTACCGCCAACGTCGCGGACGGCGCGGCGGTAGACTTCGGACGCAGGAACGCCGGTTGCTTTGGCGAGCTTGTCGATCAATGCCCAGGCATAAGCGTTTGCGTCGAGGCTGCGTATGTTTTTGGGATTTATTTCGTATTCCCCCGGCGTGAACGCATAGGCAAAGTGCCTCGCGTCCACGTCCGCGGTATGGAGCTTTAAGTAGCCGCCCTCCCAAACGGCGGAATCGACCTTCACTTCTTCAACCTCGGGTTCTTTCTCTGACAGTCGCGGCAGAGCGGTTTTCCGTACCATTTCACGCTGTAATCATGCACATCATCCTTGATCTCTGCTCCGCAGTCTGCGCAGATCATCGGAAGATCGGCATTCCCACCAATGATGATATTTGCGGGCTTTGCCGGAGGCGGCGCGGTGGTGTAATCTGCCGCTTCACCCGGCGCGGTATACTTGCTTCGGTCTTTGGCGTAATAAATGTCTGCCGCAAGTCCGAGCGCCTTAGAAGCAACGGAGATGGCGTCCGTGAGAGCCATCTTGAAGCACTCATCGGATAGGTACGGCCCGTTCTTTTCCTGAGCGACAAGGGAGCTGCCGCCCGTTCCGGGGATTCCGTGAGACGCAACGCCGGTTTCTGGATCGACGTAAAATAAAAGAATGTCAAGGAAAACCGCGCGCTGCTGTGTGATGTTGTCATCAACGATTCGCTTGTCGGTGATTTCATACCACCAGCCAACACCGCAGGGGCCGAACATTTCTGTCAGTTTCTTAATGCGCCACATAGGGTTAATGTCGCTGAATCCTTTCAAGCGTCCAGCGCTGATGGGCTTGATCGCTTCGTTCGGCACCGACCGGACGGCGTTATAAATGCTCATGTTCTCGCTCATTCCGCCGCCTCCTTTGCCTCCGCGAGCTTCTTCCGGAGATCGGCAAGCTCGGCGTGCATGGCGATATTCTCCGTGCGCATCTTCCAGTAGTCATCCGCGAGACGCGCCGCGTCGTTTTTTCCTGCTCTTTCTACGAGCTCGCGGTATTCCGCGATGGTGATTCCGACGGTAAACATCGCCGTGCTCTCTCCGGTCTTTTCGTCGACGACGAAGCCGGTATCAAATTCGTTTTTGTAGTAAGCCATTATTCAAGTTCCTTTCTTCGATAGTTATTTATTGCATTTTCGTATGCTTTCTTTGTTGCGCGAAGGTTCATAAGCGCATCGGACAGGTCTTTTTCCAATTCAAGGATTTTCAGTTTTTCCTTTTCACGCTTCCCGTCTTCTTCGGAGATTGGGCCATTGCCGAGAAGGTAATCAAGCGTAAGGCCGAGGGCGTTTGCAATCTTGACCGCCGTTGAGAGATTTGCGGAATTGCTTCCCGTGACGAGCAGCGAGATCGTCGATTTTGTAATTCCAGTCATATCCGCAAGCGTTGCCTGTGTTATTCCTCGCTTTTCCATTTCAAAGCGCAGATTCGCAGGAAAAACATCAATGTTGAGCATCAGCACAGCTCCTTTCCGTCAAAAAATTCGTTTAATGCTTTGATCTCTTCTTTGTCAAAATTGCAGATTAAAAGCTCGTGGAAGCGGTCGCTGAGGTTCTTCGCGCAATCGTCGCAGTAGATTCCCTCGGCGTACCGTCCGCACAAGGGGCATTTATTCCCCCATTCGATACGGTCAGACCCGCAGGTCGGGCAGCGCTCCCAGCCGTAGCCTTCGTCGGCGTAAACGACGGGGTAAAATCCGTCCTCGCCGCAGTCACGGCAGCGGCACGTTCTGGACACTTGACAAGTCCGCCTCCTTTGCTGTAGAATTTGAAGCAAGGTTGTTTTTCCTGTAAGCGCTGTCGGTGTCATCTCCACCGGCGGCGCTTTCGCCTTTTTCCGCCCATGTGGTAGAGCTTTCAGACTGCGCGAGCCATGCCAGAACGAGGGATTCCAAAAACGTCTGCATGGACGCGATGCCGTTTCTTTCCAGCGCTTGTTTAACGCGCTGTGCGGTGCTTTCGGTCAACCGGCACTGTAACCGTATGGGCTTAACGCGTTGCGGTCTGCGGGGCTTGCGCTGCGTCACAGCGTCGTAAATCTCCTGCGCTCTGGCACAGAACTTCACGCCGTAGTCGTTCGTGTGCAGCGCCATGCTCACCGTGCCCTTATTGGCCTTCGGGAACTCTTCCCGGAGGGCGGCGGCGATGGCCGTGTAACGTGTGTCGTTCATTCAGCGCCTCCGATCTTGTGCCCGTTGACATATGCCGCGGGTTTTTTGATGTACAGGCAATAGTCAATTTCGAGCATAGCCCCATCGCTGTCTACCCATCCAGGCACCGCCCGCAGCTCGTCCGCCGTGTCGATCATCGCAAAGCAGATTCGCATATACGCGGCCTTGCTCATGCCCTCCGGCAGCTCGGCAGGATTCAAAACAATGTGCCCCTCCGCTTCAAGTTTCGCTTTTGCTTCGGCGAACTTTGCGCGGTAATCGGGATCGCCGGTGATCTTTCCGGCGAGATAGATAATCATTAGTGCCGTCCTCCTCTCTGCATGATCGACGTGTCCGGAATTTGCAGCCAGCGGCAGCAGTCATCGGCGAGGCTCGAAAAGCCGTAGACCGCGAAGATGCCCTCGATGACCGCGAAGCCGAGGCCGTTTCCGAATTTCCAGACGAAGAAGATCACGGCGGCTAAAAGCGTCATGATGGCGGTGGTGGCGAACGTTGCCTTTGTTTTGCTCATCTTGTCATCCCTCCTCCATTGCGCGAATGATGGCGAACCCTCCATCATGCGGCATGTACTCGTCAACGACCGTGGTCGTTCCCTTCCACTCGTCGGACATAGCGCAGTAACGCATCTCGTCGCGGGAAAGGTACGCGTAATACCCGCAGACGGTGCGGCGGTCGCCCTCTCCGACAATGACGACCGGGTAGTGGTGCTCAAGCACCGTTTTTGAGCCGTCGGCGTTTTCCACACTATCGCGTTTCGTTCGCCATTCGATGCGGCTCATGACGTGGGCGGAAGCGTACTCCTCCGGCGTGACCTTCGGGGTTTCCTTTTTTTTCAGCCGCCAGTTGCGGCAAACGCTGCCGCTGTGCTTGCACATTTCCGATCTGCGGCAGCTTTCGCAGGTTTTCTCCATGGTTGTTTCTCCTACTTTCTGCGGCGATGGGCCGCTTTTTGTACTCTCTTGGTGATGTCGACGGTGTAATCGGCGATTGGGTACAGCTTTGTCCGCACTTCCCGCCGCTCTTCGCATCCGGCCTTGAACTCCGCATAACGGGGGCAGGATGCGTGACAGCCGACGAAGCGCTCGACGCAGTCCTTACACGGGGCGATCATCTTGCTTGCTCTCCTTTTTGCGTTGGTTCAAGGGCTCAACAGTGACGTTGAAGTATTTCGCATAAGTCTGCCAAACAATAGCGGCAAAGCGCTCGCCGTCCGCTACCGTCATTTCAGTCTGCACCGTTCTCCCTCCGTTCCTTGATGATCTCATCGACAGCCGCCTCAAGTTTGGCGCGTCCATTGCTTGGGCTTCGCTGACCATTCAGGATCATGCTGACATACGCCTTGTGGTAGCCGAGCCGATTGGCAAGCTCCGTGTTCGTGATGCCGTTGTTATGCATCTTGCCGATCAGCCGACCCGTCCATGCTTCGGGAAGATTCACTTTTTCACCCCCATCAAATTATTTTGATTTGATAGTTGCAAAAGTTAACACCGTCTGCTATAATGAAATTGCACTTACAAAACAGCAGAAACGGGGCGCAAAAGCAACTGCGCTTTATTAACTTCGCTAACCATGATTGCATTATAACCCATGACGTTATTGAAGTAAACATCTTTTTGCTAACTTCGGTAACTTCGGCATTCTAAACAAAAAGGCAGGGGTATTTTATGGCGTTTTACCAACAGTTTATTAAGTTATGTAATACCACCGGAATATCACCATCCCGCGCAGCATTAAACGCCGGACTTTCTAAAACATCTGTAAATGGATGGAAAAGAGGGCAAACGCCAACCGACAAGAACATTGCGAAACTCGCAGAGGTGTTTAATGTTCCTGTTTCCTACTTTGACGAAAAAGAAGAAAAGCTCCCTGTCGATACCGACAAAGAGCTTTCCCCTAAGTATTCTGATTGGCAAATTTTAGCCGCCTACGAAAAGGCGGACGACAATGTTAAGGAAGCAATCCTGCTTCTTCTAAAATTAAGATGATAGCCTCTCGCAAAGCAGGATCCTGAATTGCTTTTTCAATTTCAGCTTTTTCTTTCTCCGCAAGTAGATTCTTTTCGTTCTCGCTCATTCTTATCCTCCATTATAAATTTGTAGAATTTGAGCAGGAAGTCGATCCTGCGGGTGTAGCGATCCGGTGCGTCAACGGGCGTTTGCATTTTATCACTTCCCTAAATTGTTTTTTCGACAATTTTCTGTTGATTCTATTCGCGTAGAAATTTATTTTGAACATAGCCGCGCAAGACAGGGGGGGGTAACGAGATGGAATACATACCGTACTTCCGCTATGGCCGCGCATATAAGATTGTCCCGTCTCCGCCAAATTCGCTGTACGAAGATCGAGAGCTTATAAATTATGCAGAGAAAATCGTATGCGACGGCAAAATGTACGATCTGACAAGCGCGGAATCCATCTATTCAATACCTATCCCGGATTACTCGAAAATGAACAGAGGATCTATCGAAAGTCCCGTTCTATACCTTGAGTATGTTCTCCGTATGCACGCAAGCTATCTTTGGAAAAAGAAGGAATACCGGCTAGCTCTTGTTTGTCTTGGAAAGTCTACACAGATGATGCCGTTTTCGCCAATTGGGCACCTTAAAGAAACCTACTACCGTATTGTCGATTGGGAAGAAGAACTTGGTAAATTTCAAAAGGCGGCAGAATGGGAACAATGGATAGAAGATAATGCGCCAAACATCGAACAAGACGTTTTTACTAACGCAATAAATCGTTGTCGATCAGTAGGATCAGACCTCGTTTATTGCAATTGGTCTGGTGCGCAAAGCGCAGTAACCGCAAAATATCAAGGTAGAGTTTACAGCATTTCAGGAAAAGACAAGCGATTCCCTGCGCTGCCTGATTTTATGAAAGGGCCGCAGAACATTTGCTATTTGTCCGGCCCTTTTACATATTGGGGAGACAAAAGCCTTGATACGATCTATTACAAAGGGAAAGACGTAAACGCCATTTCAGTAAGTTGGCGACCGTTTAAGGACGATAGATCGCCACAAGAAATTTCCGGGTATAAAAACACGATTGAGAAAGTCATGCAGCCCAAAATATCTCGGTACAAGATGCGTGTATACTTCCGAATTAAGTATTATTTTCCTGAAAAGCTACCTAAAACAAAATCGGCGATTTATCGCCTTTCGGAAGAAGAATTTGAAAATCTAATTTCTGCCGCGGAGTGCGCCGGTGTCCAACTTCCGGAAAAACCCGTTTACAAAGAACCGATAGACCCAGAGCCAGATTATAACGGCGGACACCGTAAACCATTTTTCGTTTTCTGATTTAAGATCGCCCCGGCGTTGGCGGCAACCTCTGCCGGGGCTTTGGGCAAGGTGGTAAACCGACACGTCTGCCACATCTCAAGCGTACCCGCTCTTGCCCATAAAGTCCATGTTGTAAATCACAAATCAGGAGGAAGATTCAAGAACCGTTCCCAAAACTTTCGGGAAATCCAACAACTGAATGGAGATGGAGAAAAAGTGTCCGCGCTCACAGACCTACAGCCTTACTTAGACGAGTATCCAGCCAAACTTCGCAAAGCGAAAAATGCCAGCGGCTTCACCCTGCAAGAGTTGTCTGACCTGTCCGGCGTACCCTATAACAACGTCTGCGACACAAATGCAGGGCGGGTCAAGCACCCGCTCCTTTTTTATGCCGCTGCCACTTGCAAGGTATTGAATCTATCGCTGAATGAGCTTGTCGGTCTGGATGAACAGCCGGACACACAGCATGTCCATGATCTGGAATTAGAGAACGTGCGGTTATCCGGCGAAGTAAAGCATCTGCAAGAAATGAACGCAGGGCTGAGAAAGCAGGGGGAAACCCACACAAGGACAATTTATATGCTTATAGGCGTATGCAGTATTCTTTTGTGCGCCGTTGTATGGTACGTCATATTTGACATCCAGGTAGAGACCGCCGGTATTTTCCGCTCGGCTGGGACAAGCATTTTTGCGGGCGTCCTCGCCCTGATACTGAACGCCTCCGTCGCAACCATCATTTACGCCTTCAAAAGCATTTACAAGGGGAAAAAGAAATGAGAGTTGCACTTTATGTCCGCGTCTCCACGGAAGAACAAGCCGTTCACGGCCTTTCCGTCGATGACCAGAAAGAAAGCCTGAAAAAATGGGCAGAAGAAAACAAGCATAAGGTCGTTGATTATTACGTCGATGCCGGGGTAAGCGGCAGGAAAAGCGTGTCAAAGCGGCCTGAATTGCAGCGGCTTCTATCCGATGTGGAAACGGGGCAAATCGATCTCGTAGCGTTCACGAAATTAGACCGTTGGTTCCGCAACATCGGAGAATTTTACAAGGCGCAGGAAGTCCTAGACGCGCACGGTGTTGTATGGCAAGCGACATATGAAGACTACGAGACCGCCACCGCCGCCGGACGGTTAAAGGTCAATATAATGCTGTCCGTCGCGCAGGACGAAGCAGACAGAACGTCAGAGCGTGTTAAACGGATCATGCAGCACAAGCGGGAGCTTGGTCTCTGCCCGGCGGGGAAAACGCCAATCGGGTTAAAGGCCGTCGAGAGCCGCCTTTGCATCGACGAGGAAACGGCGCACATTGCGAGGCGAATGTTTGAGGACTACATCGCCACGGGAAGCGTTAACCACGTCAAGAAGATGCTCGTTTCCGAGTTTGGAATAATGCGAGCAAATCACCATATAAAAGGCGCATTGAGCAACGAGAGATATATCGGCCTTAACAGCGGAATAAAAGTCTGCGACGCGCTGATACCGCCGGAGGATTTCGCCCTTGTACAACGGATGCTGACGGCAAGAAGCATTCGCAACAACGGATCGCGGCACACTTGGCTGTTCTCCGGCCTTGTCTGGTGCGCCGAATGCGGCCATCGTCTTGTAACGCATTCCACGCGGCAACGTGGGACAGATTACTTCTATTATCGATGCAAAAACTATGAGCTGGGCATCTGCCGCCACAAAAAGAGAATCAACGAGGCGGCACTAGAAAAATATCTGCTTGCCAAACTGCCAATCGAGGTACAGGCGCACAATGCAAAGCTCAAGGCGGGGAAAACAAAGCCGCCGGTTGATACGGCGGCAATCAAACGGAAAATGGACAAACTGACAGACCTTTACCTCGCCGATCTCATAAGCCGCGAGAAATACGAAATAGAATACACTTCTCTAAAAGAAAAACTGAACGTTCCGCCAGAACCAAAGCCCATCAACGAAGAACTTGTCATGTCCGTGCTGGACGCATACGGCAAACTTCCGCCAAGCGGAAAAAAGGAAGTGTGGAATCGCTTCATTCGCCGGATTGTAGTTTCAGAAAACGGCGACATCTTTTTTGAACTCGTTTGGCTATAAAGAACCTTAACACCAGTTAACGTATAATATAGCTAAACAGGGGATGCATTATGCATCCCCTAAAATATAGTTTACTGCTTTTTCAGCTTTGCCAGCGGCAGAGATTATCATAGTTGGATCATTTTTTAGAACTTGCATCCAACCTTGAAGATATGCAGCGCTATTTCGGAAAGAAGCTCTTGTTTCTATCCCTACATGGGCAACAAGGTTTGCCGCGCCGAGCTCCGCTACAAGCTCTTCTTTGCTGTAGTCATCGCTTCCAAAAGCCGCTGCGCCAGAACCGCAAGCAAAGCGATCAAGCCTTGTTTTATGCCCGGTAGAATGTGCCATCTCGTGAAAGGCTGTCGAGTAATACAAGGCCTCATTAGGGAATTGTTCAATCTTCGGAATGACGATTGCATCACGTGACGGGCTGTAAAACGCTTCGTCGGACAGATTATCGCGGATCAGCTTTACGCCCTCACGCTCAACATAAGCGGTAATGATGTCCTCGGCCTCCGATACCGGGTTTGCGTGCTTTTGGAGTTCGGGAGGATATTTGATTTTGATATTCTCGCAATCTTCGACATTGAACACGGTGTAGTATCTAAGCATCGGTACGATCTTTTCTGCCGGCTCTCCGCTCTCGTCAGTCAAGCTCGTTGTCACCTGTTTCCAAAAAACAACCGGGCGGCCTTTAGAGCCTTTCTTCAAATGGCCCTTTTCAGCTTTGATCTGATTCATCGTCACCCACTCGCCCGTGCAGCCAAGAATTAACTGGTTAAGCAGGCTGTACGGCTTGCCGGTGGTGTGGGAAACAGCGCCAACGCCCGTCCAAGGCTTGTCCCACGGGATGACGCCCTTTTCCATTTCCTCAATCAGGCGGTCAGTTATCAACGCGCAAATTTTCTTGTTCATACAATCGCCGCCTCCACCGTCTGGTAGATGAATTCATACTCGGAATTGGAAATGCTGTCGTCATTCGCGGCGAAAGACACAATATACCGAAGCGTGTCAATGCTGTCAGCCGCTGCGATCAAATTGATGTACTCGCTTACGCACATAGTTTTTCTCCTTTACATTTACGCCTTGCCGTGTTAAGGTAGAAAAGGAAAGGGGCTTTGGCAAGGCTCTAAGCCCCATCCTGTGGCTTTCGGTGAGCGGCTTTAGCTGGGGCGCTCACCGATTTTTTAATGCTTCTGCATGATCCGCTTAACGCGCTCTCGCAGCTCTTCGAGCGAATCGCACGTTTCGATCAGCTCAAGAATCGCTCTGAGCAACGCTTCCGTGACGTTCACGTCAGGCATGTCCTCACTTCCTTTCGTAAGAGGCTTTCGCCACTGCCTTACAGTTGTAGTTATAAACTATTTGGTTTATGATGTCAACTGTTTAATTGAACTTTCTTGCAAAAATTTATAACATTTTCGACATGCTCAACGTAACCCGTGGTTGATTTTATAAAGCAAAGAGGAGGGCCTTTAGCCCTCCTCTTTTAATGCCTTGATGATTATGTTTTCGATGTAGTTTGTCAGCGTCCGGTTCTCCGCATCGGCGGCTTTTTGCAACTTTTCTTTCATCTCCGGTGTGAGGCGGAGATTGACGCGCTCTGTCTTTGCCATTATTTTGCCTCCGAACTGTCGAAGCAGCCCTCGGTAGACCCGGCGCAGCCATAGGCTTTCCAGTCGATGGGGAGGTCTTCGTTTGCGATGCTCTGGTCGAGGTCTTCACGATCCACGCGGAACACCCAGATGTGCCGCTGCTTGCGCTCGCGCTCGGTGAGGTAATGCCACTGCTCGCGGGCGTCGTCGTTCGCCTCTTCCAGCGTCCGGAAAGCCTTCTCGAAATAATCGCCGGTGCCGCTGATCGGCTCGTCCTGGACGAGGTAAACGTGGTCAAGCTCTGTCCACTCGTGCGCGTTTTCTTTCGTGAACTCGTTTTTCATGGTTGTTCTTCCTTTCTTCGGGCATTCATCTCTTGCCCTTGTGATTGCATTGTACACCAATGTACATACAATGTCAACAAAAACTGAAGAACTGAAAGAAGCGCCAGAAATTTCCCGGCGCTTCCTGCTAATTCAAGAAAAGAGTGTCATTCGACAATACACTCGAAATACCGCACGAGCTTATCTTCGTCCGCGTCCTTATCACAAAGAAACGCTTCGGCAAGGTCGGCGTAGAACTCCGTGTTGTTGACGTTGAATTTCTTTGCCACCTTGAAGTAGTCCGAGTACAGCATGTTCATGGCGACATAGAACTCCATAGGATCACAGTCTATTTTCTTCTGTTCGAGAAGATTTGACGTCTGGTCAAAGCTCCAATGTGCGCCCCTACTGCCGTCCTCGTTCTCAAGGCCACGCATCCACTCGTCCGCCATTTCGCGGGTCATACGGTCGTACCCTCCGGCATAGCCTCGGTCGTACTCTCCGCCGTAGCTCTCGCCCATGCGCGGCTCGTAGGAGAATCCAATTCGGCGGCGGTCGTCGTAGTAGTCCGTGTATTCGTCGCGGTAGTCATTACGCGGGGCATAACGCCCGTTGTTGTAATGCTCACGGCCTCGGCTGTCGCGGTATCTTTCCTGCGGCTCGTAGTCACGGTTATTCTGTATCTGGTAGTCTCGGATGCGTCTGATTCTGTCCGCTCTCATGGCGTCGCTCCTGTCTCCGCGTTAATGGCGGTAAGATCATTGCTCGGCGAGCAGCACGGTTTCCCGATCATTCGGAACGTGCCGCCCGTGGCGTTGGTGACTACAATCGTGCTGTACTTCGTCCGAGTCCGCACACCACACGCAGTCACGGGGGCGCAGCATCGATTCGTCAGCGGGAACTGCGCCGTTCCCGCGCCAATGGTGAACACGACCGGCGCGTTAATCGTCGCCGTCGTTGGGATGCTCTGCGCCAGAACGATGCAGTATTTTTCTCCATTGGAGTAGTTGCCGTCCGGGAGGTTGACAACCAGATTTCCGCCGGTAAACGTAATCGTTTGGCTAAGAATCAGCCTTTTGCAAAGCTGACAAACGGGTTTGCAAGCCATTTTTAACTCCTTTCAGGGGCGGGTTTTCCCGCCCCGATCACATTTTCAGCACCCGCAACAGGTGTTCTGGTTGCAGCAGTAAGGGTTCTGCACCTGATACGCAGGAACGGGGGACGGTCGAAGCGCGTTAATGAGCGTAGCGTTCTGTGCGCTCTGGGACGCGGCAAGCCGCAGCGCCTGATTGTCCGCCTCAAGGGTCTGGATCTTGCTCTGCGTGAGGAAGTCGAGGATAGCACGGGTTCCGGCGTTCTGGTTGTCCGTAATGTCGCGGGCAACGTTCTGGATGGTGTTCCGGGTATCGCACGCCTGCGTCGCCATATCGTAGCGAACCTGTGCGATAGCCTGCCGGTTCTCGCAGCAGCAGTTCTGATTCTGCATCTGCATGGCGTTGAGCTGCTGCATAAGCGCCGCCTGCTGATTGCAGCGGGCGAGCTCCGCCGCGGAGAAGCCGCTCGTCACGGCCTGCGTCACACCGGCAAAGCCGTTAAGCATTCCAGTGTTCATCGCGTAGAAGCCGTCACAAACGCCGTTGTTCACCGCGTCGATCTTGCGCTCAATGTTCGCAAAGTCAGAGGTAAGAACATAACCATCGACTACACCGCCAGAATTGCCGCCGAAGCCATAGCCGCCGTTGCCCCAACCGAAAATCAGCGCAAAGATGATGATAGCCCACCAACCGTCACCGCCGAACATCCCGCCGCGGTTGGAATTGCCGTCGCCCTGTCCGGCGAGGAATCCGCTCATAAAATCGTCTGCCATAGAAAAAACTCCTATCAGTTTATTTACATCCGGGCGCGCGCCTCCCAGCTGCATTCGAGACGCGGCTTTTAATCAAGATGCCGAAACTGATAGGAGAATGTTTATTTAAGCCCAAGACCTTTGGCGATTTCGTCCACGGTCGTTCCGCGTTCCTTCGCCATGTTCTCCGCCATCTGCCTGAGCTGGTCGGGCGTCTTGCCCTCAACCATCTTTAACGCCTGTTGCGCTCGCGGATCACGTCCCGCCATCTGCTGTATTAGCATCATCGGGTTTCCGCCGGTACGGGCGAGGCTTATCAAATTGAAAAGCGGATTATTCATCATCGTCTTCTACCCTCCGGCGCTTTTTCGCTGTCAGCTCCGCCCGCAGAGCGTCAAGGTCGGCTTTCGTCACGTACTCTACAGTCGGAGTTTGTTCCGGGGTGAAGAGCTTGAAATCAAAGAAGTCGGAAGCCCCCGTCTGCTGATTAAAGCGTTTCAGGTAGATCATGCTGTGCCCGATGTCCGGCATAACGACGCCGAGAGAAAAGTAGTCCGTGCTCGTGGCAATAGCCTCTTCGCGGCTAGTGACCGGCTTACAGACGTATCCGGGAGCAATCTGCTGCATGGGCTGCGGTCTCTGGTATCCGCCGTAAAACTGCTGTGGCTGTTGGTAGTAGTTTTCCATTGCTTCACGTCCTTTCTGCCCCCATTGTCGCATAAAAAAAGAGGGCTAACCCGTCGGTTAGCCCTCAATAATCCGTTAAAAACCCATCATTCGATTGCAGCGGCGATCTTGTCCTTTATCGCCCGTATACGGCGCTCTACCTTTTCTGTGCCGTATAGTTCCGTGTCCGTCTGCATGGCGAAAGAAATTTGCAACACGCTCATGCCCTTTGCCCGCAGGCGGAAGATTTTTAATTCCTCATCGGTAAAGCCGCAGTCCCGCTCAAACTGTTCGCGCAGCTCGCGCGGGAATTGCAGCTTATTCTTTGTCCCCGGCGTTGTTAAACTCCGTAGGATGCTCTCTGTCGTCATTGGCTACACTCTCCATGTATGCTTCAAAAAGTGTCTCTGCGAGGCTTTCAGACGCCTCGACGCCATTGATGCGGCAGAATGTTTTTACGGATTCTTTCATGATTCCGCAGTGTCGGTTTACAAATTTTTTGTTGCCGTCAGGTGGCTTTGAACTTATCGTTCATTTCCTTAACGGCGGCCTCAAGCAGCACCTTAAGCTCGTCCTCCGTGGTTTTTATGCCCTTCTGTTCGAGCATGGAGGCAGCGACAGCCATGGCGCGGGACAGCTTCTCGTCGCCGTGGACATCCTTATACACCTGTTCAATGTACGCAACGGTAGTTGCCGCTACCTTGCGCTTGGTATCGGTGTTGACATACTTTTCGTACAGCTTCGCGGCGTAAGACGCGGCAATGCCGCAGATGGCGAGGATGATGTACTTGATGATTTCCATGCCGTAGGTAGTGATGATTTCGTTCATTGCAAATTCTCCTTACTTCAAAAAATCGTTTTTCTTTAGATGGCCCGCGTAGACGCAATTAAGATGCTGGATGGTGTTTGCGGCGCGGTTGTTCTCATACAGCGGGTGGCCGGAGCAGTAGTCCTCGTATCGATCAACGTCCCGAAGAACGTCCGCCCAATGCTCGGCGGTGTGTAATACGCCCTGCCGCACCTCATCGCCGAAGCGGAGGATGCGGCTTCGCGCCTCGTCCGCGCGGCACGCAGCGTCGTCCTCGATGTGCTTTACGAGCTTACCGTCTAATGCATCCAAACGCTTCACGATCTCGCTTTTGTTCTTACGGTTGGCGAGGATCAGCGAGAAGATGCCAGCAACGGCAGCCCCGCCGCACGCGGTGATGATTGTCTTTATGATTTCCATTTTCTTCTCCTACTTTACTCCGAGGATATGGTTTACTTCGCCCTGCACGAGATCGTAAAACCACGCGCCGAGCTTCTGCTTTCGCTCCTCGCCGTTGCCCCACTTCCCGTCAAGCACCTCCTGCGCCATCGCCGAGACGCTTACGCATTCCCCGTCCTTTTCGTAGGGGCGGGGCTCTGCTCCGCCCGCCGCGCCATCGTCAAAATACGAAAGCGGCACATACAAAATATCCAGATCCAGCGGGCTGCCCCGGTACTGCTGCATGACGCACTGCCCGGAGAGGTCGGGATAATTCACGCCGTCATTCGCGCCCCACGCGGCGATCCAGCGGTCGTACCCCGTCTCGCCGATGTGCGTATCAAACCAGCTCAAGCTGGCGTACACGCCGGTCCTGTTCCCGGCCTCTTCCATAGCCGCGCAGAACGTCTTGCACATCGCGGTGATCGTCTCGTTAGACGGGAAGCCGTTCGTCTGCTTGTACCCGTCCGCGTCCTCCATATCGAACCACACGCCGAGCCGGGGTTTCCGGCCATTGAGGAAGCGAAGACACCGCTCCGCCTCCAATTTAGCCGTCTGCACATTCAGAGCATAGCTGTACCAGTAGATGCCCCACGGGATACCGAGCGCGTCGCATTTGGCGATGTTGCGCTCCGCCCATTTGTCGGCATTTCGGATGCCGTAGCCGCCGCGGATGATGACGAAGCCATCCTTGTACGGCGTGAAATCGAAATCGCCCTGATGCTCGGAAACGTCAATACCGTTCATTTCCATGTTCCTCCTGCTTTGAATTTTGCCAGCGCATTTTTCCATGTGCCGCCCTTGCGGTACGGCGTCGCCTGCTTCCACGTTCCGCCGGTCTTGAAATAAAGCGTCGAGCCGAGCAGCTCCGGGGCCGTAAAAGAAATTTCCTTTGTGACGCTGTCCGCTTTTACGCCAACAACGACTTTGATGGACGCTCCGGCTGCCGCAATACCGATGAAATAATACGTCTTTGTGCTCCCGCTGCTGCCGAAGCGCGATTCTGTGTAGGCTTCGCCCGTAACACCGGCAACATCGCAGCGGTGGTATGTTTTGTAAAAATCCGTGAAGTTGGGATTTGTCAGATGAAATGTGCGCGTCTCAACGATTTTCAGGGCAAAGCCCTGATCGGCCAAACGAGCGCAAAAGACCGTACCCGTAACGTCCACCTGGTTGTTGAGAATGGATATTGTATCTTTCTGCACCCACTCACTTCCGCCGGGAAGTGTCGGGGCGGTTAAGCTCCAGCCCATCTACACCACCTCACTCTGCATACTTGAGATAAATATCCCCGTCCACGCCGAGATCGGCGGACGGCTCCGTCGTTCCGGCGTAGATCATGCGTGTGTCATAGTTGCCGGTCACAATGAGCGCAACATTCGAAATCTTTTTCAGCTTGATCCACTTGTTTTGCGGAACAGTGATTCTGATTTCAGCCGCCGTTGAAGATGTTCCCTTATTGCTTTCGACCACAGCGGGCATATTCTGTAAAATCAGCGTAAAAGGATTGTTGGCATAGATGACCGTCTCCCAGAAGTCATCCGTAATACGGTTAAACTCGCTCAAATCGAACATGAAAGACTGATTACTGCCGTATACCCAGTTGAAAACGTGTCCCCAGCTCGAAACGACATAATTGCTTGTTGCGTCGGAATCTGTGTTCGTTCGTGGAAACTCATCCCAATACTTTGCGTCAGATGCCAACTTCGCCAGCGTTACTGTATCGTCCGCGATCTTTTCCGCCGTAACGACCTTGCCGCCGAGATTCGCTGTGCCTACCGCGCCGTTGGCGTTGGACAGCGCTCCAAGATTCGCCCGCGCCGTTGCTGCGTCTGCGGCCCCCGTGCCGCCGGAATCGACGGGTAGCGCGGTGGTCTTAAAGGCCGCGCGGATTTTTGACACGATGTTAGACCAAGGGGTTTTCCGATTCAGCGATACGGAAACATCATAGAACGGGAAATAGTCCCCGTCCGCAAGCGTCGCTTCTGCGGCAAGATCTTTTGTCGCCGCCTGTTTCGCTTCGATCGCATCCGGAATTGTAGTTTCATCATCTGCGCTCACGGGGATATCGTCGCCGGTTAACGTCACATTTCCAGAGGCGTCCGGCGATTTCGCGTTCACTGACACGACAGAGCCGGAGCCGTTCATGCCGTTGTAGACGGAGAATGTGGTAAACTCCCCATTGTCGAACGTGATTTTGTATGTGTCAGTCGTACCGGCGGCGTGTGTGCCGCTTTGCAGCGTAATGGACGCTATACCGTTGCCGTTCTTTACGTTGAACGTGGAGGTCGTTTCGTCCGTAAGCGTCACGGTGTAGGTATCCGTCAAGCCGTTAGTTCCGGTTTTGGCAATGCTCTTAATGGATGAACCGTTTGTCACGGTAAAGTTGGTGCTTGTGTTATCCGAGAACGAAATCTTGTAAGTGTCCACAAGACCGGACGTGCTGATTTTCGCAACGCTCGTAATTGCCCGACCATCCGTTCCCTTGTCGCCCTTCGCGCCGGTCGCGCCGCGTACCGAAGTAGTCTTTACCTCCGTATCGTCAGACATGATGAACGTCAGGGTGTAATCATCGTTTAGGGTAATGCTCTTAATGCCGCCGTGCCCGTCAAGAGCCGTTGCGAGGTCATTGATAAGCACCTGTCCGGTCAGGGACTTTGCCTGTCCCGCCTGTTCCATAACGAATAGGTCTGTCGTTGTTACGGTTGACGCTCTCGGAAGCTCGCCTACTGTTTTGTCCGCCAAGGATTAGCCCTCCTTCGTTTCAGCTGCAATCAATTTCTCGATGAGCAGTTTGATATAAACAAGCTTCTCGAAATTCTCCCATCCATCGACGCGGAGAGTACCGAGAAGCTCCTTGATTTTGTTAAGTTCTTCCATGCTTAAACCTCACTGGCGTACTTCTGCCGCAGCGCCGCACGCTGTCCGCCGGTTTCATTGACAAGATATTCAAACTTCGTGTAATGCTCGAATATCGTCTCATCTCCGTTTGCGGCTACATAGCGGATTTTCGCCGTTTTCTTCTCATCTCCGAAGATCGCCGCCGCTTCCACGAATGAAAGGCCGGTCAGCGTGACATACAGCAGCCCAACCGTAGCAATGCCGCAGAACGCGCAAGGGTATTCACTTCCGTCCAGAAAAATAATTTTGTCCACTTTTTCCTCCTTAAATGAGCCGCAATCCTTTGATCTGGTGTGTTACACCGTTAACAGTAAATGTATAAGAGCTGTCAACTACAGTTTTACCATAAAGACGAAATGCCTTGTTGGTAGAAAAGGATCCCGCAGAGGCGTTCATCGCCGCCGCTGTTGCAGCGCCGGAAAAAACATCCCCAGCAAAATACCCGTTTGCTACGCCGCCGTTTAAGTATCCATTGGTATTCGCCGTCGTGATTGTTCCAGACCCTATCTGGCTGCCTTGAATTGTTCCGGCGTCGCCGCCCGTCTGTATCCGGTTGGCATAGACATTTCCGGTGAACGTTCCGTCCGTTGCATACAGTTGCCCGTAGCTGTTTACGCGGAATTTCCCGCCGCCGAGGGCGATGCCGTCCGTACCGATGTACACGCCGTCAACCGTCCCGTACAGCTCCGACAGCTTGTTATATATGGCGTTCTGCGTAATGGTGAACCCGCTGTCCTCGCTGCCGATGAACCCGGATGTTGCCGTTATCTTGCCGGTGATGTCTACGCCGTCTTTTGTTGCCCTGAACACTTCCTGCCCGGAACTTTCCAGAACAAAGCCGTCCGCCGTCAGCGACCAACCAAAAGAGGCGGAATTGCCGCCGGTCTGCGTCACTCTCGCGGCGATCTCCTGTGCGTGCAGTTCCAAAGCCGCCCGCATTTCCGTTTCGCTCGCTTCTCTTGCCGTGACCTCCGCCTGAATGCTCGCGGCATTAACTCTAAGGCTTGCCCGCGTCTCGGCAAACTTCCGGGTGGTCTTCCGGTCGGTCGGGGATTTGTAGGGGTACTCATGGTCAACAGCATTCTCCTGCGGCGCGGAGATACGCGCCGCCATCAGCGTTGAGAAATTGATCTCATTGACATAGATTCCGGAGAAAACGCCGTTGATGGTAACGCCGTCGCCAAGCTCCGCCGCAGGGTCGAGCTTTGCCCATTCCGTGTCATACGGTCGATAGACAAACTCACCGATGCTCTCTAAAATGTCATTCGCCATCTGTTGAGAACCCCACGGGCAGTCAAGCTCTAAGACATTATCCCCACTCCCGGCCTCATAGAAGGAATCATCGTCAACGTTAATACGGACTTTGGTGTATTTCGGCAACTCCGGCGTTGAAGTGTATCCCTTTGCGCTTCTTCCGATAAAAACCGATTCAGACAAGAATCCTGTCACCTCCGAAAGTGAGGACATACCCGGCGGTATCCACGAGATAGTGTGTCTCGATGCCGATCTCATTCAGCCGGACAAGACGGAGCTTTCCATCGTCTGACATGATGAAATTTCCCGCGTACATCGCCGCGATGTATCCAAGGATTTCCCTCATGGCGTATCCTCCGGGATACTGCACCGGATACCCACGCTGCATGATATCAAACGTGCGTGTATCGACCTCCACACCCATATGCCCAGCAATAAGCCTTACAACGTCAATGTCCGTTTTGGGCCATTCGCCGATGTTCCCATTCACAGGAAAATCGTTCTCGGCCTTTAACATCGCGTCATACCCGTGGAAAACGATCTCATCGGTACTCTCACCGTCGGAGCGCGTGTCGATGTAAAAGATACCTTTCGGTATCCACTCGCTTGTCTTTGTTTCATTCACCGCGCGGATAAACGGCTTGATGGAGGACATTCTCTTGATCGTCGCCGTCGGCTTTACCATCGTCACGTCAATTTCCGCCGCTACACAGCACCCGACCATCGGCTTGTCGTCCGTGAAAAGGTGCTGCGTGGTCTTGATCTCTTTGAGCATGTTCCCGCCATAGCCGCCGGAATCGGAATCGTAGTAAATCCTTGTCCCGCCGAACGTGATATAATCGGCGTGCTCATCGATTAAATAAAACTCGTCGCCGATGACGAGTTTGGTCTCGAACCAATGCGTACCGGCGACGATTTCCTTGTATGTTGCGCTTGTGTTCTGCATGGCTATCTCTCCACAAGGGCGAGCGCATCAATGTTCCAGCGTTCTTTCCCATCACCGAAAGATGTATCGACCGTGGCTTTTCCTGTGCTGTTGTACATCGTCGTGACTTGCGTCCCCTTTAACCACGGGTTTGTGTATGTTACTTCGACGTACTCCGGCATAAGCGCTGGCAAAACGATCTCGGCGTCTTTGGTGTACAGGGGCTTAAACGTTGCATCAATGCGGAATTTTGTTGCGATCCTCGCCCGGTGCATCACGTAATCCATCGTGCGCCCTGCGTCCGAGCTGTCGCCGTCCTCTCTAGTCACGGTGTACCCGCCGCCGTCAAGATACGGAAGCATATCAACGCCGTTGACAATCAGTTTCATTTACCGCGCCCCCTGTTCCGTTCCTCGCTGTAAGTGTACATGATCTCGCCGACCTTGCGCTTATCAAGGTAAACGTCGCTCGGTTTGATTTGTTCGTTGCCACGCGCAGTTAAACGGTCGAGAAGCGCGTCCAGCTTACTTTCAAACTCTGGGGATATACCATACCCATACCCGGAGGAAAACGAATTAGGCGGCACTACACCGCCCATAGCAACGGCGGGCATTCTCATGCTCAAACCGGCGAACTTATCCGTCATCCGGTCAACGATGCCGTCCGC